AAATGACAATGACATTCTCGCTGTATTAAAGTTTTAATTAGGAGGAAGTATGCCTGAAGATTTTGTAGACGATATTATAGCTGCCAACAGTCCGGCAGACACAACTGATCAAACTCCGGCAGATAATGCACAAGCTGCTGATCAGACAGACCAAACTGATACTACTGATGTAACTGATGATGCTACGCCTGATACTGACCAGCCTGACGATGCTAATGCGGCTCCAACTGTCGAAGATTTAGCTGCCCAACTCGGGTGGAAACCTGATCATACTGGAGATAATTATGTTGACGCATCAACATTCATTCTCCGGTCAAAAGAGATCCAGGATTCCATGAAGGATCATAACAAAGACTTAAAAAGCCAGCTTCATAACTTACAAGGTTCAGTTGATGCTTTGAAAGATCACAATGAGAGAGTGTATAAAGCTGAGTTAAGTCGCATGGAGGGTGAAATTACCCGACTAAAAAAGGAACGCAAAGCTGCAATTGAAACAGCTGATGTTGATAAAGTAGACGAACTAGATCAAGAAATCAGCGGCTTGGAGAAAAACCTCAACGCACCGAAACCAAAGTCAGCACCGACAACAAATCCAATTTATGACGAATGGGTAAAAGACAACGAATGGTATTTGACCAACGATGATATGGCTGCCTATGCTGATACAGTAGCGCAGCAATATGCTGGCGCTCCATTAGAACGGCTTTACCCATTAGTTCGCAACAAAGTAGCTGAGGTTTTTCCAGAACATTTTGAGAAGCATAATAATAATGATGCAGCCACTCCGAAGCCAGGCACATTAGCTAATCCAGGCAAACCTGATAAGACTAATAAGCCTGTTGGGCCGGCCAGCCCTGTTGAGGGAGGTAAAAAAGGCGGTCAGCAAGCAACCTTTACTAAGGCCGACCTAACTTCTGAGCAGCAGTCCATTATGAACCAATTCGTAAAGAGCGGCATTATGACTGAAGAACAATACATCAAAGATATTTCCAAACTCCAGGAGGCATAACCATGGTAGACGCCAAACAAAGCAATGAGTCTGAAAAGACTGATCGTAAGCCCAGAAAAAGAGTTCCGCTAGGATCAAGGAACATTTTAACTGCACCGAAAAAGTCCGGTTTCGTGCGCCGGTTTGTGAATGACAAAGGGGACCGCATCCAGACTTTTAAAGATGCTGGCTGGACGCCTGTCGAGGATACGCCTGTAGGTGATCCTAAGATTGGCCGAGCTTCATCTATGGGCTCTATGACGAATCCATCTGTTGGAGATGGTCAGCGAGCTGTTTTGATGGAAATTCCCGAAGAGTATTACCAGGAAGATTATGAGGCTGCACAAGCCGAAATAACTGCCGTTGAAAACGAGATTCGCCGGAAATCAAAATCCGAGGCGAGTGACGGGCTTTCTGGTGAGGTAAAAATTTCTTAACTTTAAAGAGGTGTAGTTATGGCAAATTCTGACCGCCCTTTCGGTTTCAAGCCGGTCAAGCATCTACTTGGTCTTCCTTGGAGCGGGAAAGCAAATGTTTATTACATTCCATCTTCTAATGCAACAGCCCTGTTTAAGGGTGATGCAGTAACTTCTACTGGATCTGCGGATTCAACTGGCAAATATCCTGGAATTGTTCAGGCAGCTGCTGGTGAAGCCATTCGTGGTATTATCATCGGTTTTGGTGAAGATCCTCATGTGATGATCAAAGCTGATTCTCCTAATCGCGTACATTGTCCAGTATCAACTGAGATGTATGCTCTAGTAATCGATGATCCTTTTGTGATTTTTGAAATCCAAGAGGATAGTGCTGGCGCTGCTTTGACTGTCGACGAGATTGGTCTTTCAACAAATATTGTTGTAGGATCTGGAAGCACGACTACAGGTTTGAGCGGCATGGAACTTGATTCCAGTGATACTGGAACTGATACTACTGGCCAGTGTAAACTTCTCCGGATTGTTGATCGTGAAGATAATGCTCTGGGCGATAACTGTAAGTGGGAAGTCCTGATTGTTGAACATGAACTGCTCACTGCGACAGACGTATAAGGAGGTAACCCATGGGTGTTATTACTACCAGTAATTTTGCAAAAGATCTAATTCCAGGAGTCAAAACCTGGTTCGGCACGAAGTACAAAGAGTATCCGATTGAGTATATGGATATCTTTGAAAAAGGCACATCTCAGCGGGCATTCGAAGAAGAAGCTGGCGTAACTGGTTTCGGTCTTGCCGCAGTTAAAACTGAAGGTGATGGAATTGCTTATGATGAGCAGGAACAAGCCTTTATTTCTCGCTATACTCATGTGACATACGGCCTGGGATTTATCATTACTCGGGAAATGTATGAAGATGGTATTGCGGTAACTATAGCGCTGCGCAGAGCATCCGCGTTGGCATTCTCCATCCGGCAGACCAAGGAAATCATTGGGGCAAATGTACTCAATCGGGCCTTTAACTCTGATTATACAATGGGAGCTAATTCAGACGGCAAGGAACTTTGCACTGATGATCATCCCAACAAATCAGGCGGGACTTGGCGTAATGAACTCTCTACTGCCGCTGATCTGAGCGAAGCTGCTCTCGAACAGGCCTGTATTGATATTTCCAACTTCAAAACTGATCGCGGCCTCACCATTGCTATTATGCCTCAAAAGCTGATTATTCCTCCTCAGCTTGAGTTTGATGCATTTCGGATTTTGGAATCTATTGGCCAGTCCGGTACAGCTAATAATGATATTAATGCCCTGCGGGCATCAAAGAAGTTCCCGCAAGGTGTTAAGGTTAATCATTATCTAACTGACGCAGATGCCTGGTTTATTGGAACGAACTGTCCTGATGGAATGAAGTACATGGAAAGACGGGCTGACTCTTTTGGTACCGAGAATGACTTCGATACTGAAAATGCTAAGTTCAAAGCAACTTTCCGGTGTTCCTTCGGTTGGTCTGATCCGCGAGGTATTTTTGGTTCGCCTGGTGCATGATGCTGACTTGGTGTTTAGTAAGTGAACAACCTCTGGAATGCTTAGACCTGTTTTAGGTGTTCCAGAGGTTTTATACAACAAACCAGTTTTATGATGACGAGTTATAAGATTGGTAAATGGGTAAACTGAGGTGCAATTCCTCAGGGTAGTTAGTTGAGATAATACTAAGTATTCCAAGAGGAGAAAATCATGGGTGTTACAAACTTTCCTAATGGCATTACCTGCGATACAACCGGTTATCAGTCAGTAGCTTCTGGAACTTCTATTCCTACAGCTGGCACTGCTGGATACAATCCTGGATGTCATTTTATTTTGAGTAATGCTTCTTTGGGTAAAGCCGTAACTTGGGTCAATATTGGTACAGCTTCATCATGTAAATTTGTGCCTGCCGGTCCTGTTTATGGTTATGGAATTAATGTTGCTGGTGGTCCTGTTACGTCAGTTGGTGGAGATACTTCAGAATCAATATCTTTGCAAGGCCTTGTAACAGATAGTGATATTGCTCTTGTGGGGCATGAAGTATCTGATGATAATGACCAGATTGTTGCTGCTATCTCAAATGAAGGCTCTATTGATATTACTGGTTCAGCTGATCCTTCTACAGCGCATGGATATGTTTATGCCGCACTAAGGGAAAATTGTATCCCAGATTGGGATATTGTTGCTGCAGGAACGCATACAACTGCTGGGGGTAATGCTGCAGAGGCAATTACTGTATCTGGTGTGCTTGCAACTGATATTGCTTTTGCCAATTATAGTGCAACTGACGATACAGATACTATTTCAGATGTTGTATGTTCAGCTGATACTGTGACTGTGACTTGCTCAGCTGATCCGTCAACTACGCATGGTATCCATTATGTTGTGCTTCGGCCCAGGGGAACATTCAAACCTTCTCATTATATTGCTTATGCCGGGACACATACAACTGTTGGTGGAGCTGCAGCTGAAGCGGTAACAATAACTGGAGCTGCCGCAACTGATATTCCTATCGTAGTATATAATACAACAAACGATACGGATAATATTCTCAAAGTTGAAATGGCTTCCAATACAATGACTGTGACTTGCTCAGCTGATCCAGCTACGGCTCATGCTTTTAGCTATATGCTGCTTCGAGCATATTAAGATAAGGGTCTCTAGGGTAAAACTTAGAGACCTTTCAGGAGAATTCTATGAAGTCTAAAATAATTCATATTGATCCAGATAATGTAGATGCAGATGGTTTATCTGTTGCAGCAGCCGTTGCAGCCGCTGGAGATTTAACTCTTGGAGGAGCCCTGACATCTGATGGTACTTTCACAGCTGATTATGCCAGACAGATTGGAATTACTAGTTCTGGAAATGATTCTGGCAGGACATTTACTGTTACCGGCAAAGATGCAAATGGTGTAGCTCAGACAGAAGATATATCTGGCCCTAATGCTACAACAGTTGAAAGTACCAGTTATTTCAAGACGATTACATCAATTGCTGTAGATGATGCCTGCGCTGGCAACATATCTGTAGGGACTGTTGACGAGTTTGTAACTAACACAATTCCATTAAAACATAACTCTAATGCACCTACAGTATCTTTGGAAGATGTAACTGGTACGATTGATGTTTCAGTCCAACAGACGTATTCTGATGTTTTTGATCCAGCTAATATTAATTACTCTGCTTGTCATGCTGATTTGACAAATGCTACATCTGATGATGATCAAGTTATTAATGTAAATGCTACAGGTGTTAGGCTGGTTTGTAATTCCTACACGAATACTGCAGAACTTAAAATGGTCATTTCTCAGGACGGTATATAATGCCTTATAAACCTGGTGATTATCTTGTTATATGCGATCAATGCGGATTCCAGCGCTATGCGTCTGAATGCCGAATGACTTGGAATAACCTCTTTGTTTGTGAAGATACATGCTGGGAACCAAAACATGAGCAATTTACTCCTCCTAAGCCTCTTGGCGAAAAGCAATCTGTGCCTGTTTTAAGAGCTGTCGATAAGTTGAACTTTGTAACTGACGTGGATGATTCCAGCCTGAAGGCAACAACAACCTCTGCTGATCCAAATGATGGTTATTTTATTACAACTCCAATTACTGGAGATGATCTCTGATGACATTTGCAGAACTAATTGCCAAAGTATCTACTATTATCCAAGATGATAGTTTTACTGACGAAGATATTGGCGTTTATATTAATCAGGCTCAGGCTGAAATTGCAGGCGGAATGCAGTCTGCGTTAGGATCTTGGCAAACTCCACCACTTCCGCAACTCTTCACTATTGGTACTGTAACAACTGTTACTGACGCTGCATATGTTAGTATGCCAGTAAACTTTCAGCGCTCTCTTCAATTTGCAGCAGCTGCCAGTGGTTACGAAATCAATCTGGCAGAATCCTTCCTTTCTTTTAGTGAAACCTATCCTTTATTAGACCAATCTGGGCGTATTTCCGAAGTTGTAGAATTCGGAGGTAATTTTTATTATCAAGGTATTCCTACTACAGCTGAAAATGTCACAGTACATTATTACCGTTCTCCAGTTGATATGGAAGACGATGATGATACGCCTGATGGTATTCCATTACATCTGCAACATAGCCTACTCGTTAATCATGCAGCCTGGAGAATCTTTGACGTAATCGAAGATGACTTTTCCGAGCCAGGAATAAACACTCAAAGATATCAAAACTCATTTTATACTGCGCTACAATTGCTTGAACTTTCCATTCCTTATGAAAACCGAGGAATGAATCTCATATGAGAGATAAGATTACAATATTTCAAGGTTCAACTGGCTTGAATATAGTAGATGATCCAGTTCGCTTATCTGAGACTGATTTACAAGTAGCTGTAAACATCTCAATTGATCAGTCAGGCAGAGTCAAGAGCCGGCCCAGAACGATGCAGGTTCAGACTGGAAGTTTTCATAGCCTCTTTTGCGATGGCGGAGATTGTTTCGTCATAAAAGATACGGCTTTATATCAAGTGGCTGCTGATGGATCTTTAACCGGCATCCGAAGTGGTTTGACAGATGCTCCGATGGCCTTTGCTCAAGTTGGTGACAAAACATATTATACAAATGGCTTTGAGAAAGGAATCATATCTGGTGGAGTTTCATCTGTTTGGAGTAAAGGAACCTATGTTGGTCCGACAACACACAGGCACTTTTCAGCTCCGCCGATTGGCCACCATTTAGCAGTCTTCGCTGGCAGGATGTTAATATCTCAAGACAATGTCCTCTGGTGGAGCGAGCCATTTAATTTTGGCCTTTACGACTTATCTGGCTCTTTTGTTCAATTTAATACGAAAATAACTCTGGTAAAGCCAATCGATGCCGGAGTTTTCATATCTACAGAAAAGAATACATATTTTTTATCCGGTACAGATCCTAAGCAGTGGGCTTTGCGGACTGTCGCTACTTATCCAGCAATCGAATGGACAGATGCTATAGAATATTTAAGTGCTGCTGACTTGGGAATTGACATTCCTGGAAAGGTTCCAATATGGGCAAGCACTGAAGGAGCTATTCTTGGCACTCCGAATGGAAATATTATTAACCTTAATAAGAAAAAAGTTATTTATCCAGAAGTCGCAAGAAGTGGCTTTGGCGGATTAATTGGTTTTAACTTTATACATGGAGTAAAATAAAATGGCTTTAAGATTATCTACAGGGCTGCGAAATGCTCTTCTGGAAACCAAGTCAGCTGCTACCAACTTAATGACTGCTACTCCGATCTCTTTCGGTGATGGTACTGGTCCAGGTGGCAGAGACCATATTCTTGATTCAGGAGATGGGTTGGGCGACTTTATTGTTAATGGCAAGATTACTGTAGCCGGCGCTGGTGAGGCTGGCAACAATAGTACGTTTGAAATCTTATCTGTGGCAGATGGAGCGATTGAAGTTGCTGCAGGAAGTTTGACAACTGAAGCTGCAAGTGCTCAAGTGATTCTGGCCGGCGCTACTGGCGGAAGTATCTCAGACCTATTTCGGAATTGTGTAGTTGATATTTATTCTGGATCACAGCCAGCTGGTGCTGACTCAGTTGAGACAGGAACAAAGCTGGCCAGAATTACAGTCTCCAGTGATGCTTTTGTAGCTGGTACTGCTACTAATGGATTGAACTTTGACGAAGCCGCTGCTGGTGTTTTATCTAAGGCTACTGGCGAAGTTTGGTCTGGTGAAGGTTTGGCTGATGGTACTGCTGGCTGGTTTAGAATGTATGACAATGCTGCTGTAGCGGGTGCCAGCACTACTGAAATTCGCTTAGATGGTTCTGTAGCCACAAGCGGTGGGCAGTTCAATATGTCTAATACTTCCATAACTGACGGTGGAACAACTACAGTTGATTCTGCATCACTAACTATGCCTGCTTCATGATTGATGTTGTTTATCCATATTACGAACCTCAATCCGGATGGGCTGGTAATGAGTTAAGATTTTCTTTAAGATCAATTGAAAAGCATCTTAAGGAAGATTTTAGGGTTTGGATTGTTGGAGACTTGCCGGCATGGGCATCAGATGAAGTAAATCACATTCCTGCTAAACGCAGCTCTTTGCCTGATAAAACTTTTATTTCTAACAGCGCAGATATAGCAAAGAAAATTACTGTTGCTTGCCAGAAGTTTGATAGGTTTCTATTAATTGCAGATGACCAATGCTTGTTGGATGATATAACTCTAGGTAGTTTCAATACTCCGTATTACTTTCAGCATTTAGATGTAAAACCAAGTAAGATGACTAAATGGCAGAAAGGTTTATGGAGAACTATTGATAAGTTGAAATCTTTAGGCTTGACTACTTATAATGCTGAATGTCATGTCCCATTTCTTATAGATTCAAAAAGATTTCTAAGTCTGCTTGATGTTTTTAATTTATTGGGTGGTGAGCATTTATGGAAAACAGCTTATTTGAATTATCATTATTCCGGGCTTGGTGCAAAGATGGTGCCGAAGAGAACTACTGCTTTTTCTCATCAGGCAACAAAAAGTCACTTTAAAGAAAATTGCTTATCTTCTTGGTTTTTATGTTATAATAATGCCGGGCTGACGCAGGAACTTAAAGCTTTTCTAATGACAAATTTTAATAAGCCCTCCAAGTTTGAAAAGTTTTCATCTGTGCAGAATAAAATATTCGGTGTGGGAATGCCAAAGACTGGAACAAATTCATTAATTCAAGCATTAAGAAATCTTGGCTATTCAGCTAAGCATTATCCTCACAAGCCTTTAAATTTAGGCTCTACAATGGCTGCAGCTGATATGCCCGTAGCGAATAATTTTGAATCAATCGATCTGGCATATAAAAACTCAAAGTTTATTTTAACTATTCGTGACGATAAATCCTGGATGGAATCTGCATCGCATCATTTTAAATCTTCCAATAAGAGTCAATTAGCATTCCGGCATAGAGTAAAAATGTTTGGCAATAAAATGCCTAATGATACACAACTTTTGGAAGGAAAGCACAATCATGAGAGAAAAGTATTGGACTACTTCAAAGATCGGCCAGAAGACTTACTTGTGTTAGACATCTTCAATAATGAAGGATATTCTGAATTAGCGCAGTTCTTAAATCTTGCTGCTTATCCAAAAGAAGATTTTCCACACTTAAACAAGCGTAAGGAACATCCTGTATGAAGATATTAATTACAGGAGCTTCAGGCTTTATTGGTTCTCATACTGTGGAAGAATGCCTAAATCGCGGATATGAAGTAATAACTTTTGACCGTAAGTTCAGTAAAACGCCAGAAAAAATGATGCGGTTTGTTGGAGATATTCGAGATCGTAGCGCAGTTAATGAAGCAGTATCTTTTTGTGATGCCGCAATTAATTTAGCTGGCATATTAGGAACGAGTGAAAATGTTAATAATCCATATCCAGCTGTAGAAACAAACATCTTCGGTGGGCTTAATTTCTTTGATGCTTGCAGGAAGCATAATAAACGTGGTGTCCAGATTACGGTTGGCAACTGGTTCATGAATAATACATACTCGATTACGAAGAGAACTTTAGAGCGTTTTGCTGATATGTATAACAAAGAACATGGAACTCAGATTGCAATTGTTCGCGGCCTTAGCATATATGGAGAAAGACAATCCCATAAACCTATTCGCAAGGCAGTTCCTAACTTCATTTGTAAAGCACTTCGAGGTGAGGCATTAACAATATTTGGTTCTGGCAAAAGTATTCAAGACCAGGTATATGTAAAGGATTTGGCTAAAGTTCTTGTTGAAGCAGCTGTAAATCCGGCAACAAAATTTGATAAAGTCTACGAAGTTGGCACAGGCATAAAGACTACAGTTAATGAAATTGCAGAATTAATTAATTCATTGACTGTCAACAATGCTGGCATTAATCACATCCCAATGCGTGCAGGCGAGACTGATAATGCAACAATTTTAGGTGATCCAAATAC